AAATGAGCATCGAGCTGTTAGGTCTGTTAGGCGCTGGTTAGGCCCAAAACCCAGTCCACCACTCATTCCTAACGAACCTAACGGTCCTAACGGATTTTCGGAAGACCCCCTTATAGAGAGGAGTAGTACCCCCTACCCAGTAGGTAAGGTCTTCTCTCATATGTATCTATACCTTTTTCTGTTAGGTCTGTTAGGTAAGGGAGAGAACCCAGTGCTGTCAAGGGGTTTGCGCCTAACAGAGCCCGTTAGGAATGCGTTAGGTCTGTTAGGTTTGTTGCAGGATGGATCACGGCGGAGTAGGGTTGCACTGGCCACACGGCTGCACCATGGACACCATTGACATCCACGCCAAGCAATCGCCGGTGATCAACCGGTTGCACGACACCCTGGTACTGGCACGCGCCTATGCCGATGCCATCCGCGACAACGCGCAGGATGATGACCGCCCCATCCCACTGGAGCTGGTGGCATCATTCCAAGCCGACTGCGACGGCATCCTTTGTTCCCTTTCTGAAGCTGCTGCTCAATGAAGATCACCTGCACCCAATCCGACCTGAGCCGTGCACTACGTGCTGTGGCGCGTGCTGTCGGCAATGGCAAGACCCATCCGATCCTGTCGGGCGTCCTGCTCCGCGCTGATGGCGGGAGCCTGCAACTCACCGCCTACGACCTGAGCATCGGCATACAGACCAGCATCGACGCCATGGTTGACACTGCTGGCGCCACCGTCGTGCCGCATCGCCTGCTGGCGGACATCACAGGCCGACTGGATGGCGCCAGCGTGGTCTCGTTGACCCTTGACGGTGATCGCGTCGCACTGGCCACCGCAGGCGGCTCCTACAGCCTTTCAGCGGCGCCTGCGGATGATTTCCCCGGCCTGCCCGCAGTGGCGGCTGCTGATGGCGCTGCGATCGACCTGGCGGCGCCATTGGCTGCTGTGCTGGTGGCAGCAAGCACTGATGAGTCGAAGCAGGTGCTCACGGGCATTCACCTGATCTCCGATGGCAAGGAGCTGCGCATTGAAGCCACCGATGGCCACCGGCTAGCGACACGCACCATCCCGACCAATGCGCCTGTGATGGATGTGGTCATCCCATCCCGCGCCATGACGCAGGTGCGGAACCCTGCGTCTTTTGCGGTTGATGGTGGCCACGTCGCAATCCAGCTCGATACGGCCACGCGCATGATCACCCGCACGCTCGATGGCACCTACCCATCAGTGCAGCAGCTGATCCCTGCCACCTTCAAGACCCTGGCCACCTGCAACCGTGAGGCGCTGCTCGCAGCACTGGAGCGGATCGCGTGCGTCTCGCCTAATGACATCGTGCGACTGACCGTCAAGGCTGGCGCCATTGAAGTGACCGCCGAATCCGAAACCAGCAGCGGCTCTGAATCTGTCGCATGTGATGGCAAACTGCCGCCACTTGCTGCCAATGTCCACTACCTGGTGGATGGCCTCAAAGGCTTCACGGACACTGAGGTCACCATTCAAGCCAACACATCAATCTCGCCCGTCGTCATCGGTCAGACTTATCTGGTCATGCCGGTTCAGGTGCGGGAGTGAACCTCAGCTTCAATGTTGATACGAGCCAGCTGGATCAGTTGGCTCGTTTTACTTCAGCCGTACGCGGGAACCTTGATAAGGATCTGGCCAAGGCCATGACACTCGCTGCATACGATGCACGCGACTATCTCAAGAACGTCACGCCGCGATACGTCGATCAGCCAACAAAATGGACACTGAACTCAATGTTCGTGGAGAAGGCCAAGCCCGGTGACCTGTCGGCACGCTTTGGCTTTAAAGACACTGCAGTCAAGGGCACTGCTGCCGCAAAGTATCTGCAGCCAATGGTCGGCGGTGGCAGGCGCGAACAAAAACGCAGTGAAGCTGCAATGGCATCTAAGGGTGTGCTGCGAGCTGGGGAATACATTGTGCCTGCCGAGGCACGTCCTAGTGGCGGCGTCTACCCCCTGAAGCTGGATCAGTACGGCAACGTACCAGGGCCCACCATGGTGCGCATCCTTAGCCGCATCGGCGGCCTGCGCGAGCAAGGCGCAACGCAGAATGTCTCGGGCGCACGCCGCTCGCAACGCAAGCGACGCGAGTCTGACTTCTTCGTCGGTACGCCAGGTGGCTTGCCGCGTGGTATCTACGCACGTGTCGGACCAAGACCGCGCAATGGCGGCATGGCGCGCGGCTTTCACACGATCTTTCACATCACGCGCCAGCCCCGATACGAGCCACAATTCCCTGTTCGCGACATCTTGGCCAAAAAGTTCAGTGAAAAGTTTCCGTCGATCTTTGAACGGCTGGTGTTCGCAGCGCGGTGATTGGGTCCCTTTTTGTTCCTTGAATGTGGGTAAGTTCAAATCTCGCCATTTATCTAGCGCCAGACGCTAAACCGCTTAAACCGCTGCGCCGCAAGGGATCTCAGCGCAGTGAGGGCAGGCGGTTTAGCGAGGGTTTAGCATTGGTTTAGTGATTAAACTACCCGTGCTGGTCAGCTTTGCTGAGTTTGCGATCTTGAAAGGCTGCACGAAAGGTGCGGTTACCCACGCAAGTAAAAGCCGCATCGCTGCTGCCATCGTTGACAAGGACGGCCAGCGGTGGCTCGACCGTGATCTGGCGCTGGAGCTGTGGAACAAGAACACGAGAGCCACAGCCAATAGCAAGGTGTCACCACCGGCGGATCCAACACCACGCGAGCTGAAGCGCCGGGTGGAGGCGCTGCCGGATGATGAGATCCCGGATCTGAATGAAAGCCGCGCAAGGCGTGAGCATTACCAGGCCGAGCTGGCCAAGCTGCAGGTGAGCCAGCAGCGCCGCGAACTGATCAGCGCCGATGAGGTGAAGAAAGAGGCGTTTGCGCTGGGGCGCAGCATCCGTGAAGCACTGGCCAACCTGGCGGACCGCTTGAGCCATCAACTGGCCGGCGAGACGGATCCGGTGGTGATCCATGAACTGCTCAGCCAGGAGCACCGCGCAGCACTGTCGGAGCTGAGCGAATGAACGCATACCGCGGCGGTTTGCTCGATGGGCTGCGACCTGACGCGCAGCTGACGGTCAGCGAGTGGGCCGATCAGTACCGGATGCTCAGCAGCAAGGCCAGCGCCGAACCTGGCCCATGGCGCACCAGCAGGACGCCATACCTGCGCGAGCCGATGGATTGCCTGAGCACTGGCAGCACCGTGCAGCGTGTGGTGATGATGTTCGCAGCGCAGACCGGCAAGACCGAAGCCGGCAGCAACTGGCTCGGCTATGTCATCCACCATGCACCCGGTCCGCTGCTGGCGGTGCAGCCCACGGTTGAGATGGCCAAGCGCCTGAGCAAGCAGCGCCTCGAAAGCATGATCACTGATACGCCGGTACTGGCGGAGCGGATCGCGCCAAGCCGCAGCAGGGACAGCGGAAACACCATGTTCAGCAAGGAGTTTCCAGGAGGAATGCTGCTGCTCACCGGCAGTAACTCAGCAACCGGACTGCGATCGACGCCGTGCCGCTACATCTTCCTCGACGAGGTGGACGCCTTCCCGCTGGACGTTGACGGCGAGGGCGATCCGGTCAGCTTGGCCGAGAAACGGGCGACGACGTTCGCGCGGCGGAAGATCCTGCTGACCAGTACGCCGACCATCAAGGACTTCAGCCGTATCGAGGCGGAGTATGAACGCAGTGATCAGCGCCGTTACTTTGTGCCATGCCCAAGTTGCGGCGCGATGCAATGGTTGAAGTGGTCGCAGCTCAAATGGGAGAAGGATGATCCGAGCAGCGCGGCGTACGAATGCGAGGCGTGCAAGGAACGATTCGGGGAACTGCACAAGCCTGCCCTGCTGCGTGGTGGTGAATGGCGCGCCACTGCGCCTGGCGATGGCGGCAAGACTGCTGGCTTTCAGCTGAGTGGACTCTATTCACCGCTCGGCTGGCTGAGCTGGGGCGACATGGTTGACGAGTTCATGCGCAGCAAGGCGGATGCACCGATGCTTAAGAGCTTCGTCAATACGCGACTGGCTGAGACGTTCGCGGAGGACTACGCCAGCAAGGTGAGCGCCACTGGATTGATGGAGCGCTGCGAGCATTACAAGCCCGGCACTGTGCCAGATGATGCATCCGCCATCACGGTCGGCGTTGACGTGCAGGACAACCGACTGGCGATCAGCGTCTGGGCATGGGGACGCGATGAGGAAGGCTGGCTGCTGGATCACCAAGAGATTCACGGCGACCCGAGCCGGGCAGACCTGTGGAAGCAACTCGACGCAATGGTGCTGCGCGAGTGGCCGCACGCGCTGGGCCATGGCATCCGACCGCATGTGGTGGCGATTGACAGCGGCGGCCACTTCACGGCTGAGGTTTACCAGTACGCACGCGAGCGTGGCCGGCAAGGCGTGATTGCGATCAAAGGCGCCAGCCAGCGCGGCAAGCCACCGATCGGCAAGGGCAGCCGGGTGGATCTCAACGCCAAGGGCCAGACCATGAAGCGCGGCGCGGTGGTGCACCCGGTCGGCAGCGACACGATCAAGACCACGCTGTTTGGCCGGATCAGGCATAGCGAGCCTGGGCCTGGTTACCTGCACTTCCACATGGATGCAACGGTGGACTACTTCGAGCAGCTGACCGCCGAGAAGCAGGTCCTGCGATACAACCGTTCAGGGTTCCCGGTGCGCGAATGGGTCAAGAAGCCATCAGCGCGCAATGAGGCGCTGGACTGCTTGGTGTATGCCTATGCCGCGCTGTGCCATCTCTACACGCGCTACGACCGAAAGACGATATGGGATCAACTCGACAAGCCAGCAGAAGCACGCGCTAAGCCATCGCTAAGATCAGCTAAGGCTGGTTCGGCCTTCCTCAGCAACTGGTAACGGTGAACATCCCTGCGACAATTCGAGCCGGTGACACGGTGAAATGGCGGGATGATGCCAGCGTGGATGCGTTCGGCAATGCCGTCACCAGCGGCACATGGACGCTGACGTATTACCTGCGCACCAATACTGCAAGCGAAGGCGCAACGATCACCGGCACCGCATACGGCCAAGGCTGGGAGCTGACCATTGCCGCGGCCACGAGTGCTGGCTTCGACGCAGGGCAGTGGTACTGGCAGGCGATTGCTACCGCTGGCAGCGAGAAGCTGACGCTTGGCGCTGGGCAGCTTGAGGTGCTCGCGGCGTTGAACTATGCCGGAACGCCGGGCGCATTTGATGGCCGCAGCCAGGCGCAGCAGGATCTCGATGCGGTGCAGGCCGCGATCCGCGCGATGGTATCGGGCGGCGCTGTCGCTGAATACACGATCGGCAGCAGGCGGCTGAAGAAGCTGCCGCTCACGGAACTGCTGCAGCTAGAGGCCAAGCTCAAGTCAGACGTGAAGCGTGAGCAGGCTGCCGACCTGGCGGCCAATGGTCTTGGCAATCCCCACAACCTATTCGTGAGGTTCAGCTGATGGCCAAGAAGCGCAGGCAACAGGCGGCACCATCGGCACCGCGGCGGCGGATGTACCAAGGTGCGCAGTTCAGCAGGCTGACTGCGGACTGGGTGACAGGTAACACCAGCGCCGACAGTGAGATTTATGGATCAGCGCAGAAGCTGCGCGATCGCGCGCGGCAGCTGTGCAGGGACAATGACTACGCGCGGCAGGCATTGCGCGCGATTGAAGGCAACGTGATCGGGCAGGGCATCCCGTTTCAGTCGCAGGTGCGGATGCAGCGCGGCGGCAGGCTTGACACTCAGGTCAACGACGCGATTGAGGCGGCATGGCGACAGTGGACAACTGCGCGGCATTGCCACACCGGCGGCAAGCTGAGCTTTGCCGACATTGAAAGGCTAGTGATCCGCGCCTGCGCCGAGAGCGGCGAGGTGTTCATCAGGCTTGTGCGGCAAAGCTTTGGCGGCAGCACTGTGCCACTGGCGATGGAGGTGATTGAGGCGGACCAGCTTGACGATGGTCTCAACGGCCGCAGCCAACAGGGAAACGAGATCCGCATGGGGGTCGAGGTTGACGGTTGGGGCAGGCCGATCGCGTATCACTTCCTGGCGTATCACCCGGGCGATTACCAGTTCAGCAACCAGCAAATCAGCACGCAGCGCCACAAGCGCATCCCGGCTGAGGAGATCATTCACCTTTACCGCGCCGAGCGCCCCGGCCAGACGAGGGGCGTCACATGGTTTGCCAGCGCAATCCAACGACTGCATCACCTGGCGGGTTACGAGCAGGCCGAGGTGGTGCGCGCTCGAGCCAGCAGCGCGCTGATGGGTTTCATCACCAGCCCCGAGGGCGAGCTGATCGGTGATGACGTCATGGATGGCGAGCGCGTTTCAAACTTCGAGCCTGGCGTCTTCAAGTACCTCAACCCCGGCGAGTCGGTCACAGTGCCGAGCCTTGATAGTCCAGATGGCCAGTTCGAGCCGTTCCTGCGCGCGATGCTGCGCGCCATGGCTGCAGGCATCGGATGCAGCTACGAGACGATCTCGCGCGATTTCAGTCAGACCAACTACAGCAGCAGCCGGTTGAGCCTGATCGAAGACCGCGACCATTGGCGGATTCTGCAATCGTGGATGATCGAAAACTTCCACCGCCGCGTGTTTCACGAGTGGATTGAGCTGGCAGTGCTGAGCAATGCGCTATCGCTGCCCGGCTACGAGCTGGCGCCCGAGCGCTTCAAGGCTGCGCGCTGGATGCCACGCGGCTGGGCATGGGTTGATCCTGCCAAGGAAGTGGCCGCATACAAGGAAGCGGTGCGGTGCGGCTTCAAGACCCTGGGCGAGGTGGTCGCAGAGCAGGGCGGGGATCTTGATGAGCTGCTACTGGCGCGGCAAAGCGAACTGGCGATGCTTGATCAAATGGGCATCGTGGTTGATAGTGACCCGACGCAGGTGACCGGCGCCGGCCAGCAACAGATGCAGCCATACCCAGAGACGCAGCCACCTACCGAGGAGCCCGCCTAATGGCCAACGTTAACGGCACCGAGATCAACCTGATGCCAACCGCTGGAATGCGCGAGGAGGCTGAGCGCTACCGCGCATGGAAAGCCGATGGTGAGCAGGGCGGCACTGATGTGGCAGCCACCAGGGCATCGCAGATCCTGAGTGGCGATGAGCTGTCACCCGACACCGTGATCACCATGGCGGCATGGTTTGCGCGGCATGAGGTGGACAAGCAAGGGCAGGGCTTCAGCCAAGGCGAAGACGGCTACCCATCACCGGGCCGCGTGGCATGGGCGGCATGGGGCGGCGATGCTGGTCAGAGTTGGTCTACATCCAAAGCCGATAGGATTAAGGCACTGCAAGATCGCACAATGGAACGACCGTATCCCAATGAGCACGCGGCGCGATTGACCGATCCTGATCAATACGATGAGATCCGGCGCGTGAATGATGAAGGCGGTCCCGGCGTTGACTTCATCTATGGGATCAAGGATGGCAATACTGAGCTGCAGGCCATTCGCTTTGATGCGGCACGATTCAGCGCCGACGAGGCCCGGCAATGGTTGAGCGACAATGACATGCAGGAGATCCTGTTCGAGGTAGCGACCGGTGAGCGTATGCAGCGCTCGGAACCGGTGTCATTCACGCGCTCGGCGCAGATCGCAGAAGATGACCGCACGCTTGAGTTCCCATTTTCAAGTGAGTATCCCGTTGCGCGCTACTTCGGCAATGAGATCCTGGCCCACACCCGCGAGGCCGTAGACCTTGCGCGATTGAACGATGGCGCGCCGCTGCTGTTCAACCATGACCCGGACAAGCTGATCGGCGTGGTTGAACGCGCATGGGTGGATGAGGGCCAGAAGCGCGGCTACGCGCGCGTGCGCATGAGCCGCAACCCATTTGCGCAGGAGGTGATGAATGACGTTCGTGATGGCGTGCTGCGCAATGTGAGCTTCGGTTATGCGATCAATGACATGGAGCAGCGCGGTGAAGACTTTATCGTGACGCGATGGAGCGCGCACGAGCTATCGCTAGTGTCAATTCCTGCGGACCCTACAATCGGAGTAGGGCGTTCAATGGATGCTCCGGTCGCGGCCACAGCCGCATCATTTGTCCCACCTTCTAACGACATGGAAGACACCACCACCGATCTGATGGCGGTGCGGGCTGAAGCGGCTTCAGAGGCTGCCAAGGCTGAGCGCATCCGCATTTCTGGCATCACCGCTATCACCGAAAAGCACGGCATGGCCGACCTTGGCCGCCAGCTGGTCGAATCCGGCCGCAGCCTTGATGAGGCTCGCGCTGCCGTGCTTGATCAACTTGGCAGCAAGGCGCAGCCTGTTTCCGAGTCCGCTGGCGACATTGGCCTCAGCGCCAAGGAAACCCGTGAGTTCAGCTTCCAGCGCGCCATCAACGCACTGGCCAACCCTGGCGACCGCAAGCTGCAGGAGGCCGCGGCCTTCGAGCGCGAGTGTTCCGAGGCTGCCGCTGCACGCGCTGGCAAGGTTGCTCAGGGCATCATGGTGCCGAGCGAGGTGCTGCGCCGTGACCTGACTGTTGGCACCGCATCTGGCGCTGGCGATCTGGTCGGCACTGACTTCCGTCCTGGCAGCTTCATCGAACTGCTGCGCAACCGCTCGGCACTGGCCGGCCTGGGCGTCACCAGCCTGACCGGGCTGACCGGCAACGTGGCAATCCCGCGCCAAACCGCTGCAGCGACCGCCTACTGGGTGGCTGAATCGGGCTCGCCCACCGAGAGCCAGCAGACCGTCGATCAGGTGAACCTTTCGCCAAAAACCGTAGGCGCTTTCACCGATTACAGCCGCCGCCTGATGCTGCAGGCCAGCATCGACGTTGAGCAGATGATCCGCCAGGATCTCGCCACTGTGCTGGCGCTTGAGATCGACCGCGTGGGCCTCTACGGCCTGGGCAACACCAGCCAGCCGCTGGGCATCAAGCTGACCACCGGCATCAACACCGAGAACTTCGGTGCCGCCACCCCGACCTATACCGAGGTGGTGAGCATGGAATCCAAGATCGCCGCGGACAACGCCGACATCGGCGCCATGGCGTATCTGATGAATGCCACCATGCGCGGCAACCTGAAGACCAAGGACAAAGGTACCGATACAGGCGCCTATGTGTTCGAGCCTGGCGGCACCGTCAACGGTTACAGCGCCGTCGTCAGCAATCAGGTTGAGTCTGGCGACATCTTCTTTGCGGTGTGGAGCCAGCTGATCATGGCGATGTGGAGTGGCTTGGATCTGACCGTGGATCCGTACACCCACAGCACCAGCGGCACCGTGCGCGTGGTAGCTCTGCAGGATGTGGACTTTGCGGTCCGTCACCCTGAAGGCTTCTGCCGCGGCAACGACACTCTCTGATGTTGATTCAAATCCTTAAGGACACGTCCATCAGGGGCGTGGCTGTCAAGGCAGGGCAGGTGGTTGATACCGAGCAATCGGACGCCATCGCCCTGATCAACATGGGCAAAGCGCAGCCGGCTCCGATTGTGGAGCCGGCCCCGGCAGTTTGCCCGCAGCCTTTCCGCAAACCACCCCGCAAGAGGACCAATGGCAATCTTCCAACAGACACTTGAGAAGCTGCAGCATTTCACGCTGCTGGCTACTACCACCATCACCGCCACCGGCAACCAGACCGGCGTCGATCTCCTTGAGTACGACGGCGACATTCAGATCATCCTGGCCGGCACCGCTGCTGGCGCCGCCGCTGATCTGACGTTCCGCATCGAGGAATCTGCCGATAACAGCACGTTCACTGCTGTCACCGGCGGCACCTTCACCGCGATCGGCAACGCTGCCTACAAGGAGGTGAAGACCTTCGATCGCGACAACCTGAAGCGCTACATCCGTCTTAGCTGCACGGCTGAGACGGGCACCGCTTCCAGCGCTGTTACCTGCTTCGGCTTCGGCTTGAAGAAGTACGGCTGATTTTCTTGGTTGACCATGGCCCGGGCATGAGCTGGGGCTTTTCCAATACGCTCGGCACTTGCGATGGCCATCACCGAGAACCTGGATGCGTTCCTTGATGACTTCGGCGTGACATGTACTGCCGGAGCGGTGACTGCGCTGGGCATTCTTGACATGCCATCTCAGGTGCTGCTGAGCGATGCAATCTTAAGCACTGATTACACCCTGACCGCGCGCGCATCCAGTTTCGGCGGTTTGAAGTATGGCGACAGCATCACTGTGGCTGGCACTGCCTATACGGTGCGCGAGACGCAGTACATTGATGATGGCGCAATGGTGCAACTCGCACTACAAAAGACATGAGCGCACCGATTCGCACCAACACTCGCGCGGCATGGACGGCAGGGAATCCAGTCTTGCTAGATGGTGAGTTTGGCCGCGAATCAGACACCGGCAATATCAAGATCGGCAATGGCACGCAACGTTGGAGCCAGCTGCCGTATCACGGCTGCCCTGGATATTGGGGCAGCTTCTGGGATTCGACATCGCAGTATGTGGCGACGATCAACACGCCAACCGCAATACTGCTGCGTTCTGGCGACTTGAGCAACTACGGCGTTGCAGTTGCATCAGGCAGTCGTATCACGGTGGTGCATCCTGGCGTTTATAGCATCACATTTTCAATCCAGTTCACCAATAGCGATTCGCAGATCCATGATGCCAATGTCTGGCTGCGAAAGAATGACAGCGGTACGCCCGGCGATGTGCCGAACTCAGATAGTCGCTTCAGCGTCATCGCAAAGCATGGCAGCATAGATGGCAACGTGATCGGCACCGTCAACTTCGTGATGGAACTAGCCGCTAATGACTACATCGAGCTGATGTGGGCTGCGACCAACTTGAGCATCTACATCCATGCTGAGGATGCCGGCGCATCGAATCCTGCCATCCCTGGCATCATCTGCACAGTCACCCAAGTCGCCAGCGCCTGAGCCATGACAACACGCCGCGAGAGCATCCTGGCCACTATTGCCTCATCACTGGCTGGTACAACTGGCGTCAGCACGCGCATCTACCGCAGCAGGGTGGAGCCGATCACGCGTGGCGAGTCGCCGGCCATTGTGGTGGAGCCGATCTCGGACCAGGCCAACACAGACGTCAGCTTCTGCAAAACCGACTGGAGCCTAACCGTACGCATCGCTGTGATTGTGCGGGGCATCATCCCGGACCAGCAAGCGGATGCAACTATCGAAAGCCTGCACGCCAAGGTAATGGCCGACCAGACAGTTGGCGGCTATGCCATGAGCATTGAGCCGCGCGGCGTGCAGTTTGACATGATCGAAGCGGACCAGCCCGCAGGAGTGATCGCGTGTGATTACCTGATCAGGTATCGCACAGCAGTCGCTAATCTGGCAACAGGTTGATCATCGCTAGCATGTTGGATGAGCACCATGGCCAAGGCGGCTCCTACGTCTTGGATCCTGATACCGGCGTTAGGCGTCCGGTGATTCCAAGCCAAACCGAGCCTATTACCGATGGCACTGCTGACACGCAAGCAACTCCTTCTCGTAAAAACCGAGGCAACGTACGCGACTGATTCCAGCCCGGCTGGGACGGATGCGCTGCTGGTCCGCTCGATTGATGTCACGCCGCTTGAGTCGGATGTCGTCAGCCGCGAGTTGATCCGACCATGGCTGGGCAACAACGACCAGCTCCTGGCCAACCAGCGCGTGCTGATCAACTTCCAGATTGAGCTGACCGGCTCCGGCACTGCTGCTACTGCGCCGCGATTCGGCGCCCTGCTGAAGGCGTGCGGCATGGCCGAGACCACAACCAGCTCTGCAGTCACCGGCACTGCTACGGCAGGGTCTGCTGGCAGCATCACCCTGGCGGCAGGCGCCAGCGCTGCGGATGATGCCTACGTTGGCATGATCATCAGCATCACCAGCGGCACCGGATCGGGCAGCAGCGGCGTGATCACTGACTACGTGGGCAGCACGAAGGTGGCAACGGTGCAGGCCACTACCGCCAGCTTCACGCCTGGCGCCAGCAGCAACTATAGCATCGCCGCTAACGTCGGCTACAAGCCAGTCAGCAGCAGCTTCGACAGCGTCACCATCTACTACAACAATGATGGCGTGCTGCATAAGGCCACCGGCTGCCGCGGCACATTCTCGCTGAGCGCTGAAGTGGGAGCAATCCCGACTATTGATTTCGAGTTCACCGGGATCTACAACGCGCCGACTGACACGGCGGCCCCGGCCAGCACCTATACCGCGCAGGCCGACCCGCTGATCTTCAAGCCGGGCAACAGCAGCACGTTCAGCTTCCTGAGCTATGCCGGCTGCCTGCAGTCGCTCAGCCTTGACATGGCCAATGAGCTGATCTACCGCGAGCTGGTTGGCTGCACCAAGGAGATCATGATCACCAACCGGGCGCCATCCGGCGAGTGCATGATCGAGGCTGTGCCGATCGCCACGAAGGACTATTTCGCCATTGCCAACAACGACACCACCGGCGTGCTGACGTTGCTGCATGGCACAACCGCTGGCAACAGGGTCTCGCTGGTGGCGCCCAAGGTGGACATCAGCAACCCGACCTATGCTGATCAGGACGGCGTGCAAATGCTGAACCTGCCCTACGTGGCAATCCCAACTGCCGCCGGCAACGATGAAGTTGTCCTTACCTTCTCCTGATCCTGCATGGCATTTGTCCTGAAGAAGTCGGCCACCTATGAGTGGCCGGTGGTGCTGCGCCTGCCGATTGATGGCGGACGCTACGAGAAGCAGACCTTCGATGCGCGGTTCAATCGACTGGCGCAGACGCGGATCAATGAGATCCAGGATCTGTTCAGGGCAAAGCAGCGCGGCGATGACGAAATCGACCTGACCGACCAATCAGTAGCTGATGAGGTGCTAGCCGGCTGGAGTAATGTGCAGGATGAGGACGGCGAGGATCTGCCATTCACTGCCGCCAGCAAGGCTGAGCTGCTGAACATTCCAGCAGTCGCCAGCGCCATTGTGGTGGCGTACTTCGAGAGCGTCACCGGCAACAAAGCAAAAAACTGAAAGACGCCGCCCATCATTGGGTCAAGGGCGGCGTGATCGACAAAACCGCAGACGATGCCGCAGTGCTTGGCGTGGTTGGGTTCGAGCCCGGCCAGCCTGAGCACTTCGAGGTTGAGCCTGATGCGTGGCCTGCGCTGATGGTGTTCCTCGACTGCCAGACGCAATGGCGCACCGGCCCTGGCGGCCTGATCGGGTTGGACTATGGCGCAGTGGCGTGGCTGTTTAGACTGCGGTCAGTGGCGGATGAATCTGCGATGCTGAGCGATCTGCAGATCATCGAGGCTGAAGTCCTGCGATTGGTGAGCCGTGAAGCTTGACGCGATCCTTAAGGTCAAGGCGGATGTTCAAGGCCAGGGCGAGATCGACGGCCTTAGCCGCAGCCTTGGCAATCTGAACAAGCAAGCCGGAGCAGTCGGCGGCGGCCTCGGCCGCATGGGGCAGGCCGCCAAAGGCGTCGGCGGATTGATGGGTGCGCTGCTGCCGGTAGGGGCTGTTGCTGGACTGACCGCAATCGCTAAGGGTTCGATTGATGCAGCAGACAATCTGAATGACATGAGCCAACGCACTGGCGTGGCCGTGGAATCATTGAGCAGGTTTGGACAAGCGGCAGAAGATAGCGGCAGCAGCATTGAAGGTGTCGCCAAAGGCATGGGGCAACTTGCCAAGCGCATCACCGATCCAAGCTCTGCCGCCAGCAAGGCGCTTTCCGGTATCGGTGTTGCAACCAAAGATGCGCAAGGCAAGGTGCGCGGCCTTGATGCAGTGATGCTTGATATTGCAGATCGATTTGCCAAGATGCCAGACGGCGCTGAGAAGTCTGCGTTGGCGATGCAGCTATTCGGCAAGTCTGGCGTTGAGCTGATTCCAATGTTGAATCAAGGCCGCGACGCGCTTGAGCAATATCAAGCCACGATCTCTGGCGACATGGCGAAGTCAGCTGATGAGTTTAATGATTCATTGAATGCAATCGGCCGCAGTCTTAGCGGACCATTCAATGAAGCAGTCACGGCACTGCTGCCTGCGATTACAAGCATTGCACAGGGCATTGTCGGCATCATCAAAGCGTTCACTGCGCTCCCGCAGCCGGTGCAGGCCACGCTGCTGGTGATTGGCGGATTGCTCACAGCGCTTGTTGCATTGGCGCCTGCAATCTCGGCTATCATCTCAATCGGCAGCGCGATTGCTGGTCTGTTCGCGGCAGGCGGCGCATTAGCCAGTGCAGGCAGCATCATTGCTGGCATTGCCACAGCATTCATCGTGCTGATCACTGGCCCGTTAGGCATCGTGGCGCTGCTGGTTGCGGCTGGCGTTGCGATCTACGCATTCCGTGATCAGATCGGTGCAGCGTTCAATGCTGTAGTGAACTTTATCGGCGGAGCCTTTAATAAGATTGGCAGCTTGTTAAAGGCTGGCGCGCAAGCTTACATGGATTACTACGTGAAGCCCATCCTTGGATTCTTCAAGGGGCTCTACGATGGCGCAGTAGCGATCTTTGGCAGGATTGGCAGCGCGATCGGCAAAGCATTTGAGGCAGTAGTTGGCACGATCAAGAATGTCTTTCGCAGCGTGCTGCAGTATCTGGCGGACCGCGTGAACTTTGCGGCAGGACTGATCAATGTGCTGATCCGTGCGTTCAACCGACTGCCGGCGCCTGATATCCCGTTGATTCCACAACTCGCAGTGCCAGCCTTTGCGCAGGGCGGCGTGGTGGACCGGCCAACACTGGCGATGGTGGGCGAAGGCGGCGAGCGCGAATATGTGGTGCCTGAATCCAAGATGGCCGCGGCCAGCAGCAACTACCTAGCAGGTGCTCGCGGCGGTGCAGTGCTGGCAGGTGCTGCATCAGGCGGTGGCACCCCGACAATCAACATCACTACCGGCCCGGTGATGGAGTTCGACGGCAAGCGGTACGTTTCAGTGGCCGACATGGAGCGGGCCATGCGGCTGACCGCTGAAGGCGTGATCGGCCGGTTGCGTACACCATCTGCACGCATCGCGCTGGGCATGGCCTGATGAGAGCACAAAGCCAATACCTCCGCATCTATGACGCCGGTGGTACCACCTATCAGCGGTGGCAGAGTTACTACGCCAACACCAGCGTCACATGGTCGAGCGCCAGCTGGAACTACGTGCCGTTCATTGCTGATGGCATCACCGCCGGCAGCAGTGGCACTGAGCAGTCAGTATCCGTCACCGCTGCAGCAACTGGCCTGGTGTTGGATGCGTTCCTCGCTGCCATCAGCGATGGCCGCCTGGTGGATCTCAGCATCTACCAGTTCGATTCCACCGCTGGCAACAACACACCGCAAGCTGGGCAGGAGCTGGTGGCTGCATACACCGGCCAAGTGGTTGGCGGCAATGGCGGATTGACTAGCCTGACCATACAACTCGGCTCGGCATTGTCTCCCGTTGGAGCGCAAGTCCCGCCGCGCCGGTTGACATTGGCGATCATGGGGCAGGGCATCAGGCAGTGAGCTTTCTCTCCTCCAGCGATCCACTGGCACTGCTGGCCATCCAAGCCGGTCAGATCAACGCACCAGCTGATGCAACCGCCGCGCAGGGCACTACAGAGCTGGATAGCCCGCAGCGGTTCGCGCAGATTGGTGAGCCGGTGCCGATCGTGTTCGCCCGATTCCGCAACAGCAAAGGCGGCATCCTGATCAGCCCTGGCGCCACCGAAGCACGCTTCGAGAATGACGCCAGCAACAACGTCACCGCCTACTACATGCTGGTGCTGAGCGAGGGCCAGCTCGACAGCATCCCGGTGAAGGATGTCTTTCAGCGTGCCTGCCGTGTTGGCGCACACACGCAGACCTACAACCGCAGGGCTGGCACCTGGGCGCCCGGCAACTTCCTGGTGCAGCGTGCCGGTAAGGATTTGCCCGAGGCGCCGTTCTTCTGCGGCACAGTCGGCAGCTATCCGGGCATCAGCACGCTCAGCTTCAACGTCACCATCCCGGACGGCTTCGATCAGTACAACCGCCAGGTGCATCTGTTCATCCGTGGTGGCATGGCCGTCACCCGGATCTACGACAGCGTGACTGGCCCCAGCGACAACTTTGCGGACCTGGTGAAGTGGCTGCTGGTCAATACCAGCAGGGTGCCAGCGGCGATGATCGACAACACCGCGCTGCTGGCAGCAGCCACGTTCCTAGAGGTGAACGGCTTCACCTGCAACATCGAGATCCGCGAGAGCACCAACTACTCCGACCTTGCCGCCAGGCTGGCGCCCTACTTCCTGCTGGCTGAGAGCAGCGCAGGCGGCAAACGCGGACTGCGGCCACTGCTGCCGGTGACTGCGGGCGGCGCCATCAAGACCACGGCGATCACGGCGGAGTACACCTTCACTGAAGACACGGTGCTGCCCGGCACGCTGGAGATCAATTATTTGTCACTGGCGGACAGGCAGCCTTTCGTGGCGCAGGTGATCTGGCGCCAGCAGCTGGAGAGCGACATTGGCATCATCCGCACCGCTGAGGTGCGTTATAGCGGGACTGCCGAGACCGGGCCGTATGAGTCGCATGACCTTTCGACGTTCTGTACCAGCGAGGATCACGCCGTCAAGGTTGGCGCTTACATCCTGGCCAAGCGGCTCTACACCACGCACACCATCAGGTTTGCGACACGGCCGCAGGAGCACAACACGATCATCACGGCCGGCGACATCATCCGCGTGCAGCTGGCGCGTGATAACACCACCTACGCCAACTCAGTGCATGACTACCTCTACCAAGTGGAGCGCATCACCAAGACACTGGCGGGTGATGTGAGCTATGAGGCCACGCACTTCCCGATCGACGACCAAGGGCGCAGCCTGATCGCGTTGGATGTGGCTGCTGCTGTTGGCACCGGCATCATCCTGCCAAGCGGCCGCACCGGCGTGAGCTGTGATGTGAACTCCAGCAGCGACAACACCATCCCTGCTGAGACGTTTACGGACGCGGATGGTGCCGACCCACTTGAGCTATCACCTAGCGGCGGCGGGTTCGGCTTTGATGATTCAGCGCCGACTGGCGACACCGGCAACGCTGACGATGGCCTGGATGCTGCAATCAATAGGTCACTGGAGATCATAAGCGGCAACGGCCTTGCCACTCCGCAGCAGACACCAACTTTTGACTCTATCTTTAAGTTCAACTCGCCCTGCGGCGAAGGCCAGCAAACAAGAATTGACAAGTATCTAAATGGAACCAAGATAGGCAGCCAGGATGGCACTGCGCCATTCCAGATGCCGTATTATTCGTTTATCCAAGTTGGCACGGCCACCGAGGAGATCTATTTTGAGGTGTACTGCGACGATGAGCTTTCGTACACCACACAAACTTATCAAGTAAGCAGCTATTCACCGGGCGGCGCTGCTTCGTTCTTGCCTGCCAACAATGCATACTATCGATTGGCGGGTAGTGACGGTTCTGTCTCTGGGTGGCTTTCCACCGCAAACTCCAAGCCTAAATGGGCTACTCCATTCAACAATTTTGGTCTGCGCCCAAGCACTCAATTCTGGTTTGGTGGAGGGACAATTACGGTTCCATCCGGCAGCGCCGGTGGCGGCTTAGCTGAAATATATATTGTAAATCTGGCCGACACCCAGGTGCTAGGCATAATCAAAGTCTGGACTGGAAGTGTTTCCCAAGATACGCCTTTTATTATTTCGCCGCTTTACATATTCCAGTTCAGTAACGATCAGTCATTTATCACCGGCACGTGGAATCCGCCGGATAATTCTCCTCCGGTTAGCTAGGCATGGCTACCTTCCCTTCCCTGACACCAGCAACCCGCGCTTTTACGCCAGGTGAGTATCCGCACACGCCGTTTACTCCTTACAACGGCCTGCAGAATCGCGTGCGCCATAGCAACGTGATGCTCAGCAGTTCAGTGCGGCTGAGCTTCATCGCCCTGGCTGAAGCTGACATGCTCAGCATCCTCAGCCACTACCAAGGCCAGTTCGGCAGCTTTGAAAGCTTCACGCTGCCATCCAGCATCTGGAGCGGCGTCACCACCATCAGCGACTACGAACTGACCAGTTACCGCTGGCGCTACACGGACCCGCCATCCGTGGATGACGTCTACTGCGGGCGCTATAACGTCGAGCTGGCGCTTGAAACCGTGCCGCCTGATGGCGCATTTGCCAGCGGCATAGAGCTGTTTGCTCGCTGCATACTTGCCGGCGGTGCCGCCGCCGCTGCCAATGGCCTGCAGCAGACGATCACGCTGACGCTAGATGCTGAGGGCTTTGTTGTTCCCGGCCTGGATGAGTCGATCACTGCCAGCATCGGCGCCGCCAATGGCATTGTCGCCAGTGTGACTGTATCCCTAGATGCAGGGATCCCCGGAGTGGATGGTGATGCGGTCGGCCTTGACGAAAGCATCACACTCTCCCTGGCAGGCGGCACAGCAACCGGCGGCACGGCAGCTAGCGATTACTGGGCCGACATGTCTGTGCAGCTATATGGCTGGGAATCGCTAGCCTATGTTGAATGGTGGGGCAACTAATTCATGGCAGCGCCGAACCTCAAGACTCCCACGACGATTACCGGCAAGTCGGTGGGTTATGCCGTCACCACATCGATGGCTGCAGCGCTCAGCAATGGCGCCGGCTCGGGCAAGGTGCTGAAGGTCAACAGCGTCTACTGCGCCAACGTGGATGGTGCAGCGGCCGCTGACATCACGCTGCAGCACTGGGACGGCACCACCGGCTACGAGCTGGCGCACACCATCACGGTGCCGGCCGACGCCACGCAGGTGCTGGTCACCCGCGAGGCGTACATCTACCTGGAGGAAGGTCAGAGCCTCCGCGCACAGGCCAGCGCTACTGGCGATCTGGAGCTGGTCATCAGCTACGAGGACATCAGCTGATGTTGCCCTTTAACTCACCTACCCAGGATTGATCCATGGCCGTCACTAAGCAGACCTATACCGCAACGGCGACACTGACCGCCGCGACTTTCTTTACGCAGCTTCGATCGGCGTTTATTGACGCTGGTTTGATGACCGAGTGGTATGACAATTTCACAAACACGCTTGAAAACCGTGTGCTGGAAATCACCAATGCCGCCGGGACATATGGCAAGACTTATTACTGGTTCATGGTCGCCGCCGGCGGCAACCTGTTCTATCACGTGGCAACCGGCTGGAACACAGGATCTGACATACCATCCGGCACTCAATATCTTGACTTTTTTGCAACAGCAACAAACGCCGCAACTAATCACAAGCAAATAGCAACCTTTAACTTTACCACTGATGTCAAGATCACTCGCTATACCAGTGGCGATGTTAATTTCTTTGTGATCTCACAAGGCGCAACTTATTCCTGCTTTACCATCGTAAAAGGTAGTGGATCTTTCCAGCCTTGGGTTGACTTTAGCAAAGGTTTCCTAAACCTGTTATACGAGGTAGCGCCTGCGGTTAGCGGCGGGTGGGGACAAGTCGGTTTTAACCGCTTTTGCTCGCTACGTAGGGAGTTAGGCCGAGGTGTTGCCCTAAACGGATCAACTTCGGGGACTCAGTACATAGGAACGGCTAGTTCTTATACGCAAGGCGCAGAATACGCATATTGCGGCTTAGGCAATACCAGCAACAGCTGGCTTACAAATATTGGAGCTGTCCCGACGCGAAGCGCCATTGTGTTGCCCATTGGCTTCAACGGCACCAACGGCGCATACACCACAAACTCAAGCCCTGTATTTCATAGTCTGCCTTACTCGCAGTGGATTACTACAACAATGGGCAGTGATTTTGGGATCACCATGCTTTACACCGCCAACACATTAGGCATCTACGACACAATCACTGTTACCGCTGGCTCTGAGGTCTGGGAGGTGATGGCGTTTGCAAATAACGCAACGATCACCACGGGCGCCACTCCTGTCATGTTGGCTCGCACCACCTAACCCATGGCCAATTTCAACCAAACACCATCGGGGCAAACGTCGATTGATTTGGTCCTGCCAAGCCTTGCCTTTGTCGCTAGCGGCACAGGTACATGGAACCAGCCGAACTACGCATGGGGCGGCGGCAACACAGTGACCCTGACATTGGGCGGCGGCACCACCACCACAAACCTGCTCACCCCTGCTGCGCTACTCGGCAAAAACGCATCCGTATCAACATCAGGCGCAAACGGAATGTGGACTCTGCGCGACCAGCTCGCAGCCAAGCGTGCTAGCGCATGGCCATCACCACCAGCCTAGACTGATCTCAACGCAGTTACATCATGGCTTCCCTGATCTACAACTCAGCCGTTGATGACATGGCCCGTGGCGCCATCGACTTCGACACTGACACCTTCAAGGTGATGCTGGTCACCAGCAGCTATACGCCAAACAAGGACACGCACGACAAGCGTGATGATGTCACCAACGAAGTCAGCGGCACCGGCTACACCGCTGGCGGCGTCACCAGCGCCTGCACCGTCACCAAGGACACCGCCAACGATCGCGTGACGCTCAGCTTTGCTGCTGTGAGCTGGGCCACCAGCACCATCACCGCCAGGGCTGCTGTGATCTACAAGTCACGCGGCGGCGCCAGCAGCGCTGATGAGCTGGTTTGCTATGTGGACTTCGGCGGTGATGTCAGCAGCAGCTCTGCAACCTTCAGCCTGGGCAGCAGCACCATCACGCTGCAGAACTGATGGCCACCTTCCCGGCGCTGGAGCCGGCCACGCGTCGCTACAGCATGGGCGTGTTCCCTGTCACCGAGGAGAAGGGCTTCGGTGGTGGCAGCGTCCGCTTCCGGCATGGCACCACCGCCTACAGCCACAACCTTGAGCTGAGCTTCGCTGCACTGACGCAAGCAGAGGCCAAGCTGCTGCGTGATCACTACCGCGAGCAACAGGGCGGCTACATCGCATTTCCGCTCAGCACTGAAGCGTGGGCCGGGCACACCAGCTTCACCGATCTGGTGCCAACCTCTACGCACTGGCGCTACGCCGCGCAGCCGCAGGAAGATCATCTAACCGCCGAGTACGTCAACGTCACAATCAGCCTGATCAGCGTGCCCGCTGTGATCGCCGCAGCATCTTCCGGCCTGGCCTCCACTGTTACAGCTACTCTGGCGGGCGGCGCAGCATCGGGTAGCTAACCTAGGGAAGCGATTCACGCCAGCTATGGCACCCACACCAGAAGACATCACGAGCATTGCCGTAGCGCTGCTGGCTGGCTCTGAACTGCTGGCAATCGTGCCTGGCGTTCGCGCTAACAGCTGGACCCAGCTGATCCTCGGCGCACTGCGTGGCATCGCATCCCGCAAGCGGTGACTGAGCCAACGCACGGCGAGATCCTCCGCGCCATCGGCGTGCTGGAAGGCCAGCTGAAGCAGCTGCTGGATGCCGCCATCTCCGACAAGACTGAGCGGAGCGGATTAGGCGTCCGCGTTGGCCGGTTGGAGACGCGCATGGCGCAGGTAGTTATCTTGGCTGTCGTCGCCGCCATGCTCAGTCCTGTCATTTGGTCCGAGATCAAGAGCGCATTCAGCTATCGGCAGTCAGTGCCGCAGCACCTGCAAAGGCCATGACGCAGCTCAGGCTGGTTGATCTATTCCGTTACTTCAAGGGCCTGCCGCATCAGCTGGCGGCGATCAGTGAGCTGGAAGCTGCCATCGGCCCGCGCCTCCTAAGCCGCGATCAGCCGTGGTTCAAGACATGGAGTACAGCCGGTGTGCAGACCGATCTGGCCGATGCGATTCAGATCATCAAGGAGTTCGAGGGCTGCCACCTGAGCGCCTACCCAGACCCTTTAAGCGGCGGCGATCCGTGGACGATCGGATACGGCACCACGCGCTATGGCGCTGGTGACCCCGTAAAGCGCGGCGACAAGATCAACGTCATCGAAGCTGACATGCTGCTCCGCCTTGAGGTGGACCGCATCGCAGACCGCCTGCGTGCGATCCCGCACTGGGCAAGCATGGCCGATCCGCAGCGCTGCGCGTTGATCAGCTTTGCCTACAACCTCGGCATTGGTTTCTATGGCAGTGCTGGGTTTGGCACGATCAGCGCAGCATTGCGCGATAAGGATTGGGCTGCCGTGCCAGCAGCCATGCTGCTCTACCGCAATCCTGGCAGTGCCGTTGAGGCTGGCCTGTTGCGCCGCCGTAAGGCTGAGGGCGCACTCTGGCAGAAGGGCACACCGCAACTGCAACAGCAGGGCATCCTGCTGCGTGTGCCGTATGAGGCGCAGAACGACAACGCCAGCGGCACCGGCTACCGCGAGTGCTTCAGCAGCAGCACTGCCATGGTGGCACGGTTCTACGGCAAGGTGAGCGGCGACGATGCCTATAACAAGATCCGCTCCCGGTATGGCGACACCACCGACGCGCAGGCGCAGATCAAAGCGCTGCAGTCCCTGGGGCTCAACGCGCGGCTGCGCACCAACTGCAATGCCGCCGTGATCGACACTGAGTTGCAGGCAGGGCGCCCCGTGATGGTGGGCTGGCTACATAAGGGGCCTGTCGGCGCACCCACCGGCGGCGGTCACTGGAGCGTGATCATCGGCGCAACCAGCGGCGCCTACATCCACAACGATCCGAACGGTGAGGCCGACATGGTGAACGGCGGCTACGTCAACCACACCAAAGGCGCAGGCATCGCCTACAGCCGCAAGAACTGGTTGCGCCGCTGGGAGGTTGATGGCCCCGGCACCGGCTGGGCAATGCTGGTAAGCCCTGCGTGAGGCAGTACGTCCTAGAGGTTGAGTACACGATCGTCGTCGAAAGCGAGGACGACGACCCTGAAAATGTGAGCGATAACTTCGTGGCGCGCCTCACTGAGTTGGCGCCATCTAACGATCACATCCTTGGCCTTTCGGTTAACGTCCTACCCATCCCGGAGTTGCGTGGATCATCAGATTGATGGCACATCTCTCGTTCCCAAGCGCTCCGCAAAGCAACGGTTCAGGCAGCAGATCTTTGAGGCATGGCAGCACTGCTGCGCCTACTGCGATGCCGCGGCCGACACGCTGGATCACGTTAAGCCCAGACACAAAGGCGGCAACACCGTCGTGAATAACCTTGTACCAGCCTGCCGCGAATGCAACCGCAGCAAAGGCAGTGAACACTGGCGGCAATGGTTCAAGCTGCAGTCATCATGGACGGATGAGCGGCAATCTAAGATTGAAGCATGGACTGAAGATATGACACCATGACATGGGGTGACTGGATGATGGTCAAATGGACCATTGAAGAAGAACTGCGCATCGAAGCGCAATCACGCAGCGCATTGATGCATCCAGACGATAGGGATGTGCGATCATTATGTGCCTCGCTGATCAAGCAAAATGCCTACTACACGCGACTCATTCAGCAAGCAACTGGTCACATCGCCCATCTTGAAACATCAGCGTTTCTCGGTGAGCATCAAACGAAGCCGCCGCATCGACCGATCATGGATCTGGCCAACCGCGCTGCGCGTTATGCCAAGCTCTTCAGCAATCTTGCCTTGCGTCTTTTTCGGCGCTCCTAATCCGTGGTAGCTGGCGACAATATCGCGATCCCGGTCGGCAAGGAATGACAACGCCAGCTGCAGCTGCTCGCAGTATTCCACGGACAACGAATCGTCATAAGGCTGATGATCGTCAACGATCATGTCAACCAATGGCGACCCATCATCCCTGACCAGTTGATCCAGGCTGCTGTGCGGTACATTTCGCATAATGTGCGATTGCAGCTCGTGCTGACTCATCTCCATTCGCTCAGCGCATTCTGCTGTTGACATCGGCCTGCCATGTTGCTGCAGATGCTCACGTTGCATCTTGGCAATCTTGTACGTGGCATCCAGTACATGCTGCGGCACGCGGATCAGGCGCTCCTTGGTATCAATCGCGCGCGTAATCGACTGACGGATCCACCAGTAGCCGTAGGTGGAGAACTTGTAGCCCTTGGTGCCATCGAATAGCTCAACGGCGCGGTTCAAACCGATGGCACCTTCCTGGATTAGGTCCATCAGTTCAAGACCGTTAGACTTCAGCCTGGTCACGTAGTTCTTGGCGATGTGAACTACCAGCCGCAGGTTGCAGTTCATCATGGTTTCACGCGCACGATGGCCGCGCTTGATCTCGCGCAGCTCAGCTTTAGTGCGTTCGCCTTCCATGGCTTGCAGTTCAATCATCCGCCGCACCTGGCGGGATAGCTGGATCTCCTGCTCACCAGTCAGCAGCGGAAATCGGCCGATCTCAGTCAGGTAATCCTTAATGCTGTCAGTGCTCATGGTTCGGGTTGTTGAGAGGCATCTTGATCGCCCAGACTGGCAAGCCATGATTCAAGTGATTCTCTCATGGGCAAGCCTTTCGGCAGCTTGAGAAATCGACGAAGGTCAGCAATGTCGCGCACAAACACGCTGGCACCACCTGAATAGGCGATGAAATACCGGCCGTTGTGATCACGGCTGGTTTCAATGAACTGGTGCTGGCTGAGCCGCAAGGCATCACGCTTCATCGGTGTTGTCCCATTCAGGCACCAGCGTGGCGCTGAGGAACTGAGCATCAGGGCACAGCTCCTTAGCGCTGGTGACGGCGTGCGCAAGATCACGGGCCATCAGGTGGAGCGGTGCGGCATGGCTGAATGCCACGCGGTACAGCTGGAGTGGCTTCACGGCAACCTCAGCAGCAACGGCAGCAGGCGCACGAAGGCTGCCTTGATGCACAGCTCAACCGCTGCGCCGAGGGCGAGCAGGAGGGCGAGGGCGAGCAGGGCGTTAAGCATTGGCACCCTCCACCCCAGGCACCGGCGCGATGGCGGGGCGGGCGTAGCGGGCTAAGACGGCATGGAGGCCGTGAACAGTCGCTGCCCGTTCAGCTCGTTTGGGCCAGTCATCAATCGGCCCCTCGTGGCAGTGGTCGCGCTTAGCGAGGCCATAACAGCGCAGCAGCTCCTCATTCGTCGGCCCCTGCGGCTCGGGCTGGGCTAGGGCGGCGCGGGCTTCAGCCGCCAACGCATGAATTTCGCGGCGATCATCCATCAGCAGCTGTCGGTAGAGATCCAGCTCGTCAACCATGCGGGCGCACAGGGCGCGGAAGTCGGTGCTCATTGCAGAAAGTCCTCACGGATGATTTGGGGCGGTGGGAATTGTGGCTTGGGGGTGATGCCAGGCTTCGGCGTGGTCGGGCCGCTGCCGTAGCCGTCACCGCTCCGCCTGAACCTCAGTGGCGGTTCACTCGTGGGTCGGTTAATGTTTTCGTGGTTAAAGCTGCGACGCCAATCGGGGTCACGGTCGCGTGGTGGCGGCATCAGCAGCTCGGCAAAGCTGGGCTTGCGCGGTGGCCGCGCCTTTCGCCTGCGGCGTTCGGCTAGTTGATCCAGCAGGTCCAGCCATAGGCCAATGGATGCAGCGACCAGCGTCGCCACCAGCGCAGCGGCAAAGCAGAGCACTATCGCGACGATAAAAAGTGCAATCAGCTGGCCCATCACTCCACCTCCCGCACCTGCTGCCGCAACGCCCGCAGCAGCACTGCCGTGGGGGATTCCCTGGCTTGATCTAGCTCAACCAGCTCAGCGCACAGCGCACGAAAGTCAGCCATTGCCACCCTCCAGCTCGGCGGCGATGGCGAGAAGCTGATCGCGCACTTTGCAACGATTACGAATGGCGGCAAGTGATAGCGATCCCTTGTCGATGTCGTCTGGCTCCGGCACCACCTGATCCGCAGCAGCGCGAAGGGCGGCGGCGAGCCAGAGGTAACGGTGGTTGCCTGTGTCCTTCTCAGGTGTGTCGTCGTAAGCCGATGCAACCGCCTGCGTTTGTGGTGATAGTTCAGTCATTCAGGTAACGCCTCCAGTGCGCGGCGGATTACTCCAACGTCAAGCCCACTTGCATCGCCATGGATCAAGGCTTCAAATACCTCAAGCGCCTGCTCCTTCAAGCTCGGCGGCTTGGGGCGGCGGGCATCACGCAGAGCCATGGGGATTTCCCAGCGCCCTTGGTTTTGCTCCAGCCACTCCACACACGCCTCCAGCTCCTGGTCGGCGCTCCATTGGGCGGCGCGGGCAATAAGAATGCGTGTGTCTGGGCACGTGCCTGGAGGCGCCTCTTTGTGGTGCGCTTCAAGCAGCCACTGCTGCGCCAGCTCCCGTGGTGGGGTAATCGAATCAGTCACAACAGCACCTCACGACAAAGGCCATGCACATAGCCATCAACGCCAGCCAGGGATGATTGCCAATCGCCAGGCAAGCAGTCGCCATCATCAGCAGCCAGATCAGGTAGCCCATCAGAACACATCCTCGTCAGCCTTGACGCGCGGCAGGAACTCAAACCGCTGCACGCTCAGCACATGCTTGCGGCGCTTGGTGCCGCTGTCCTTATCCTGCCATTCCTGCATCCGTAGGTTGCCAGATACAAAGATTGAATCACCTTTCTTCAGTTTGTCCACGATGATCTCAGCGGTCTTGCCCCATGCTTCAACATCAATCGCATTGTTGATGTATTCGCCGTTCTTGTCCTTGCCTTCCTGAATGCCACCGCCGAAGTTGCAGACCATAGTGCCGCTTTCAAATGCTTTCAGCTGTGGCTCGCTGATGATGCGGACGATGCCGGATGCGTAGAGGCTCATGGGTTGATCGGTGTAATGGAGTTGGATTCTTCAAAGGCCAGCACATCAGCCAGTGGGTACTGCACCCGCGGCGTGCCGGCTGGCGTAGCAAGGCGCGGGAGGGTCACATAGCGTGGCCCTGAACCCCGCGCGCGCTGGCCTTTGATCGTGCTCGGCTTGACGCCCCATCGGGCGGCTAGCTGCTCAGTGGTCAGGTAAGGCTCAGTCATCATCAAAGGGATCCTCCTCGGCTGGCGCAGTCAGCTCAGCCTCGCGGCTAAGCGCCAGCTGCATCAGTTGCTCATTCTGCTCATCGCTCAGGTCACCCTTGCGGGCCTCCATGCGTGTGGTGACCTTGGCTAGATCGTCCATGGTCTTGGCCTTGGCAATGGCAGCCTTGCCAGCAGCAAACAGCTTGGCATCACCGGCAGGCAGTGCAGGCGCTGCAGTAACCGTGACGGGTTGCACCTCGACCTGCTCCATCTCATCGGTGCTGTAGACGCCGCTGAGGTTGGCGGGGAATGCCTTGCGCAGTGCCAGCGCCTCCGAGCACTTGGCGATCATCGCGGCTGGCATCTTGCTCCACAGGCCCTGGCCGGCGTTGTAATCGGCAAAGCGCGCCACGCCGGTGAATGGATGCGATGAACCCTTGCGCCAGATGGTGGTCTTCGCTGCTGCCGGTGGCTTGCTGCTGATCCATACATCAGACCACTGGCCATCATCACCGCACCATTCGGTGTGGCTGCCGTCCAGCTCGCCGGTGCGCTCAGCAATGGCGCGCAAGCCGTCAATGCCGGCCTGAATGGTCATCTTGCCGCCGCGCTTGATGGCGTAGATCTGCTTCGAGAACGGATCCAAGCCAGTGCGCTGGCAGGCATAGGCGAAGAGGCGCAACTCATCGCTGCTGCAGCCGGGCGCGATGGTGGTAGCGATCAGCTGCGTCTGCTCTGGTGTCCAGAGCGCAAGGGAGCTAGAAGTCATCGGATGTGATGGTGTCAGAGGTCTGCAGTGCCCACCGCGGCAGGCTGATGGTCTGCGTGCTGTAGCCGGGCCATTCGGAAATGGCGCGGCAGTCGGCGATGGTGTCCAGGTTCTGCCGCCGCAACACGATGGCATGATCCATGGCGTCGTTGTCCAGCTCGTAGACGCCGACCGCGAACGGATAGGTCTTCTCGACTGCGATGAACACAAACCGCCGCGCGAAGGTGCCGGCCTGGTAGTGATCGGCCTGTACGTGGTACCGCCAGTGCGCCACCGACCTGGCAAAGCCGGCAGGGCTGGCATCCGTGCAGGTCTTGAGATCTACCAGCGTGTCATTGGTCATCCAGTCCGGGCGGCACTTGCAGCGCAGGCCGCTGATCGCGTCATCCCACCAGAAGGACTGCTCAGCCTTGCCGGTCTTGAGCAGGGCAGCAGCATCAGGGTGGCTGCGCACGCTGGCGCTCATGGCCATGGCCTGCTCCATGTCGGCGGCTGACACCGGCTCAATACCGGCGGCCTCCATGTCAGCAGCAGCGGCCTTGCCTTCCTTGGTGCGGCGATCGGGCGCAATGCCGTAGCGCGCACTCAGCTCGTCAGGCTCCAGCACTGCGCAATGCACAAGGGTGCCAAGGCGCATGGCTGCAGTAGGCGGCACCACCGGGCGGTTCGGATCAATGAACCGCTTCCAGTAGTGGTACGGACTGGCGGCAACTGCGTGCAGGTGGCTGGCACTGATCGCCGGGTCAGCATGGTATTCGGCGTTGCTGGTCATGCGTTACCTCGCGCCTGGCGGTGGAGGAACGTCTGCGGGCCGTAGCACTGCTGCAGCTCCGGGAATGCCAGCAGCAGTCGCTGGCGGTTGTTGGGATCGGCAGCAATGCCGGCTTCAGCAAGGCGCCGCATGAAGCCACCGCCGTATGCGATGGCGGCTTGCAGCGTCCAGTAGGAATCAGAGGAGGTCATTTGCGGATGTAGGACTGCGTGCCGGAATGAGTGGCGGATGGGTAGTCGGCGGCGTGAATGCCAATGAATGCAGCAGTGGCCGCGGCGATAAGGAAGCAGATGGCGTTGCTCATGCCAGCACCTTGCGGACGGCGTAACGGCTGCAGCACAGCCGATCAGCGATGCACCGCTGGCTCATGCCTTGCTTGTACCAGCGGCGGATGCGCTGCTCGCGGCTCTCAGAGAGCCAGAGGATGACAGCCACCACCAGCAGCAGAGGCAGCAGCAGCCAGAGAATCAGATCCATGGTTGGGGTCGCAATGAAGGCGGGACTCTCGCCCCGTGCAACCATCATACACCCTGCGCATCCCCTGTCAACCGTGCAGCATCCTCAACGCTGCGCGCGACGCCGGCGATGCCGCCTGCTGCCTGCACGGCATCCAGCCATTGCCGCTGCTCCGGTCGCAGTCGTCCAGTGGCGCTCTTCACCTCGATACTGGTGAACACCGCCACCTGCTGACCCACCATGTCCGGCGTGATCGTGCGCGTGGTCCAGCCAATCAGATCAGCGCTGCCAACCGCCAGGCCGAACTGCACCGGGCGGCCGTTGGCATCCCGCAGCGTGCCGGTGTTGTTGCGGTACAGGCGCACAGGGCCGCGGCTAAGGGCAAGGCGGATGTGCTGCTGGATCTGTTGCTCTGACACGCTCTAGCTCAAGCACCCGCGCCAATGGTATGGCAGCCACCTGAGGAACCACCGCATTGCCGAGCGCCTTCAAACGGTCCACCCGACCGGAAAGCCCATCATCTCCTCGACAAAGGACGGGTTCAGATACATAGGATCGCCAGTCGGGATTGAGCGATTGACGCCCGGTTGGCCATCTTTGCCATTGTTGTGGCCCAATTCCGATCCCAGCGCCCAAACCAATTTTTCTCCCCTGGTCAGCCCGGTGCAAGGAGGGTAGTGGTACGTCCTGTCTACGTGGTCTGATGTTGATGGTGTGGGCAGCGTCCTGCCGGCGACATTCGAGCATCTCAAGGAGGATGTCGGGTCCTTCGTCCCCTCTGCGGGCAACATCCGCCCGATCACCGTCTCCAGATTCGGGAAGCGATCGCCCTCGAGGTTGCACCTGCTGTTGACCGGGGCCGCCATGGCTGAGCATGTGCGAGGCGTGGGCAGACTGCTCGGCGCCCCCGCTGCTCTTGGGAAGCCCGCGTCCGCCAGCATCTGCCGCGCTCCTGCACCGCCATCCAGCCCCTTCGGGCCGCCCGCCCCCGTCTGTGCCACTGGCGTAGGCAACGCACCACCACCGGTCCCGGCGATGGCAGGCGCCCAGATCAGACGCCTTGATGCACGCCCATTCCGCATCAAACCCTGCTTCGGCCAGCTCCCCGAGAACGGTGTCCATTCCGTTAGAAGTGATCGCTGCGACGTTTTCCAGGACGATGTAGCGCGGTCCCACCATGCGAACGACTCGCATGAGTTCATAGAACAGGCCAGACCTAGTGCCGCGCTGGATGCCGGCTTGCTTGCCTGCGGTGCTGATGTCCTGGCAAGGGAACCCTCCGCAAACAACGTCAGCTGAACCCGGCTCTGGGTTGAAGGTAGCGATGTCGTCGTAGATGGGGACATCGGGCCAGTGCTTGCGGAGGATGGACTGACAGAAGGGTTCACGCTCAACGAAGGCAACGGTCTGGTAGCCGCCAGCAAGGCGTTCGGCTGCGTAGGAGAACCCGCCGATGCCGCTGAAGGTGTCAAGGAGACGGAGCGTCACAGCCCATGCCTCTTAGCCAGTCTGGCTTGAAGATGTGGCCAGTTGCGGCCAGTTTTGATGTGGCTTACAGTTGCGCTGCAAATCCCAAAGTCCTTTGCTGTTTCTCTGTTGGTTTTTGTTGATTCAAGAATCGCAATAGCTTGCGCTTCCGTTAGCTTTGATTTTGGGCAGGATTCTCCATATTGATGTGTTCCATGCAAAATCTTGTCCTTGGCGTTGTCATCGTGGGTGCCCCATCGAAGATTGCAGAGTCGATTGTCGGTTGGATCACCATTGTTGTGACACGCAATCATTCCATTGGGTCTAGGGCAAACAAAAGTTTCAAGAACCACAACATGGACTCTTGCTTTTTGTTTAATGCCAGGCTTTCTGAGATCGCAATACATGTAGCTACCTTGCTTCCATTGCTTAAGGGTTTGACCCTTTTGAAGTGAAATGCCATTGCCTCTGACGCGTTGCGGCCTGTCAAGGCTTCTGATTTGGCCAAGCGTTGAGACCTCGTAAATGCCTTCAAAGCCTTTGATCTGAGCCCAAGTTTCTTCCATGTCCATAAGGTGACTCACGTTATTGTAACCGATTAACGACCCTTCAGGGATCGTCCATACATGACGTACTTGGCCCATGCCGCTGGATTCTTGTACCCCCTGCGCTGCCCTAATGCGATCAGGTCGTCGAGGCTCTGCGCCCCACCCTGCTCCCGCTTCCGCTCACGGGCGGCCATCTCGACCAGTTGCCCATCCACCTGCTCCAGCTCGCGCACCTCGGCGGCAAACGTATGCCCGCACTCGCCGCACACCCTGGCCTGGCTGGCCATTGCGGCGTAGCACTTCGGGCACACCTTGACCGATGGCGCCTTTTCGCGGTCTTGCTTCTTGAGCCCCTCCAGCGTCCACTCGCGGGGTTCCAGGTGGTGACCCAGCCGCAGGCAGTTGCCTACATGGTCGAGCACCACAGCCACCTTGCTGCCGGATGGCCGCAGGCAGCGACCGATCATCTGCAGATGCAGTGCCACGCTGGCCGTGGGGCGCAGCATGATGCAGCCCCCGACGCTCGGCACATCCACGCCTTCGCCAATCAGCGCGCAGGAGGTCAGTACCTTGATCTTGTTAGCGCCCAGCTGTTTCAGCAGGTGGCGCCTGGTGACGGCATCCATGGTGCCGTCGATGCTGGCGGCAGCAATGCCGCTGGCATTAAACAATGCCGCCACTGCCTCAGCATGAGCCACACTGCAGCAGAACGCGATCGCGGTCTGGCCGCTCAGGCGCTGCCGGTAGTGGCTCACGCAGTCGCCATGTATCGCGCGCACCTGCTGCTCTGCATCGCGCTGGTCGAAGTCGCCCATCCGCTTGCGCATCCCGGCGGCGCTGAACCCCGGCGGTGCCAGCACCCGCGCAGCCGCCAGGTAGCCGTTATCGGTCAGCCACTGCGCGCTAGGGCCTTCGACCATGGCCTGGTAATGCTCGCCAAGGCCGCGGCCATCACCGCGGATCGGCGTTGCTGTCACCCCTAGCAGCTTGGCGCTGTTGAAGTGCTCCACCACTGCCGCCCACGTTTTAGTTGTGGTGTGGTGGGCCTCGTCCACCACGACCAGCTGAAACATATCCCGCGGCAGCCGGTGCAGCCGCCGCGCCACGGTTTGCACGCTGGCCACCTGCACCGCATGGCTCAAGTCCATGGCGCGATTGGCGGCGATGATGCCATGGTGCATCGGCAGGCTGCGGCTGGCCTGGTCCAGCAGCTCCGCGCGATGCACAAGGATCAGCACGCGGTTGCCCTTGCGGCTGGCGGCATCAGCGATATACGCAAAGCACACGGTCTTGCCACCACCAGTGGGCAGCACTGCCAGCACGCTGCGCTTGCCCAGCTGGTACTGCAGCCGAATGTCAGTCACCATCTTTTGCTGATAGGGGCGGAGGGTCACACCAACTCTCCCTGTTTCGCTGTAAGACATGGCACCATGCAGGCTTGCTGACCGTAGCAGCGGCGGCTACAGTCCGCAAGCCCCCCACCGCGAGCTGATGCGTCTTGCCCATCCCACACCCGTGCGCCTGACGCCTGAGCTGTTGCGGCGGCTGGATGCCTGGCGTGGTGATGCCATGTCGCGTGCAACGGCGATCCGCGTGCTACTGGAGCGGGCGCTTAAGCAATGACCATCCAAGACCTCACCCGCGGCAGGTGGCCGGACCTGCTGGCGGCGATGGGCGGGCTGTCCGCGGATCAGCTGACCGACAAGCACCAGCCTTGCCCCTGCTGCGGCGGCAGTGATCGCTACCGCTTCGACGACAAGGACGGCACCGGCTCGTGGTTCTGCAACCAGTGCGGCGGGAAGGATGGCGCCGGCGGTGGCGGCAATGGCATGGACCTGCTCACCCGCATCACCGGCTGGCCGTATGCCGAAGCGTGCCAGCGCATTGAGCAGCACCTATCGGTAGTGCCGGAGCCACCGACTGCCGGTGCTGAGCAGGTCTGGCAGTACAGCCGAGACTTCATCGTCTGCCGATTCCCCGGCAAGGTGATCCGCCCACTGTCATGGGATGGCACCGGCTGGCGATGGAAGCGGCCGCCGGCGGCGTTGCCGCTGTACTGGGCGCGGCGGGCCGCTGATGCGCCGGTGCTCATCGTTGAAGGCGAGAAGACCGCCGATGCCGCTGCGCGCCTGTTCCCATCAGCTGCAGTCGCCACCTGGCCATTAGGCTGCAAAGCGATCGACAAGGCCGACTGGTCACTCTTGGCCGGGCGGCGGTGCACGCTATGGCCTGATGCTGATGATGTCGGCCGCCAGGCGATGGTCAAGCTGGCAGGGCGCCTTCTGTCGATCGGTGCCGCGCAGGTGCGCATCGTCACCACACCAGATGGCGTTGCCGATGGCTGGGATCTTGCTGATGCCACATGGACGCCAGCCGAAGCTGCTGCCTACCTCAAGGCACACCGCTCACCGCCGATCGAGGCGCCAAGCGCGGCGCCGGAGCCGCCTGAGCCGATAGCGCAGCCAGACCCCGAACCGCTGCCAGCAGCTGGTGAGCACTTCACCTGTCTCGGCTTTGACGGTGATGGCTACTACTACCAACCCGCCAGCACCGGGCAAGTCTGCCGCCTATCGCGCAGCAGCCACACCGGCACCAATCTCTGCGCGCTGGCGCCGCTGTCGTATTGGGAGACGCTCTATCCCAGCAAGACAGGCGTCAACTGGACTGCAGCCGCTAGCAGCATGTTCACCCAGCAGGCCGCGGCTGGAGTCTACTCTCCCGATCGCATCCGCGGCCGCGGTGCATGGTGGGATGGCGGCCGATCAGTGCTGCACCTCGGTGATCAGCTGATCGTCGATGGCGCCAGCCGCACCGTATGCGATGGCATCACCGGCAGCAGCTATGTGTACCAGCGGCTTAGCCGCTTGCAGGGGCCATCAGGCGTGCAGCCATTGGATGACGACGCAGCCTTCCAGGTGCTGGACCTTGCCGAGCGGTTTCTATGGGAGGTGCCAGCATCCGGGATGCTGCTGGCTGGCTGGGTCACGCTTGCACCCATCTGCGGCGCGCTTGATTGGCGGCCACATGCCTGGCTGACCGCAGGCTCAGGCTCCGGCAAGTCCGAAGTGCTCGGGCGATATGTCACCCCACTGCTCGGTGACATGGGCCTCATCGTGGCCGGCAACACCACCGAGCCCGGCATTCGGCAGGCCCTGCGCGCTGATGCGCTGCCGGTGGTCTTCGATGAAGCCGAAAGCAATGAGCGCAACGATCAGCAGCGGATGCAGGCAGTGCTCGGCCTTGCACGTGTCGCCAGCAGTGAGAGTCGCGCGCACACCTTGAAGGGCAGCCCAGAAGGTGACACGCAGCGCTACACCATCCGCTCCATGTTCCTGATGAGCAGCATCGCCACTGCGCTGAAGCAGGGCGCCGACAAATCGCGCTTTGCCCAGCTCACGCTCCGCAACCCAGCCGAGCTACCCAAGGCTGAGCGCACCGCGCACTGGGAGGCGTTGGACCGCGACCTGGATCGCTTCATCTCGGAGCAGGTTGGCCAGCGCCTGATCGCGCGCACCATTGCCCTGATCCCCACCATCCGCCAGTCGGTCAAGGTGTTCGTAAAGGCCGCAGCCGAAGCGTTCGACTCGCAGCGACTGGGCGATCAGTACGGCACCCTGCTCGCCGGTGCATGGGCGCTGCAGTCGCGTGAGGTGGTGACCCGCGAGCAGGCATGGGCATTGATCGAGCAGAACGACTGGACTGCCTACAGCCAGGCCGTAGAGGTGCCAGACGAGCGGCGCTGCCTGCAGACCATCCTGCAGCATCAGCTACGCGTCGAAGGTGACCGCACCGTCACGCGCACCATCGCAGAGCTGGTGGAGCTGGCACTGCACCGCGGCAGTGATCCGCATGTCACCCCGACCGAGGCGCAGAACGTGCTCGGACGCCATGGCATCAAGGCTGAGGATGGCTGCGTGATCGTCAGCAACACGGCTAACGCCATCGCTCACATGCTCGCGGATACGGCATGGGGCAACTGCTGGCCGATCGTGCTGGCGCGCCTGCCAGGTGCTGTGAAGACCGGCGCTGTTTGGTTCAAAGGTGGCGGCGGAACCAGCCGTGCCGTGCAAATGAGCATCGAGCTGTTAGGTCTGTTAGGCGCTGGTTAGGCCCAAAACCCAGTCCACCACTCATTCCTAACGAACCTAACGG